CGGGTTTTTCGCACATACTCCGCTGCAAGGAGGGATTGCGCGTTTGCCTGCGGCGCGCTGACGGCATTGATGTCAATGCCAAAATCCCGATCAAGCGCCTGTTCGCCGGTCTGCGTTCCGTACAGCACAGACAGGTTGCGGTAAATCTCCGCCGCCCGCTCGTCGTCAACGCTTCCCGCCACGATCTCGATTGCCGGGTCTTTCACATTCAGCATATCCGCGCCACCTCCTTACAGGTATTCTTCGATGGTCAAGCTCACCTTGCACTCAACCATCGTGCCACCATTCAGCACCACGGCCCACTCGTCGCTGATGTCCGTGATCTTGAACGGGTTTGGGGAGATCGGGGAGCCGCCGATAATAAACCAGTCGGCCCGGTTGCTCTCCGCCATGTTCTGAAAATGTTGCAGCGTACTACGGGGGTTTACCCCGTCCTGCGCCCGCAACAGAAGATCGTAGGTGTATTTGCGCAGCTTCGGTGCAATCCACTGGCTGCGCGCCTTTTGCCCGGTGCGGCTGTGGGTGGCCCACTCGCTGCCGGTCTGGCCCTTTAGGTTGCTGGGGGTCAGGATGCGCCGGTTGCTCACCGTGAACGACCGGCCCATAAAACTACCTACTGCCAACGCTATACCCCCCTTACTTGTTAGGCGGCCCGCTGCCGCTGTTCTTGTGCGTGTGGTTTACCAGGCTCACGCCCTGGATGGTCAAATCGCCCGCCGCCGCGCTGGCGGTGATCTCCGGCGCGGACAGGGTGATCTTGGTGGGGCTGGTCACATCCACATCCCCAGCCTCGCTTACAGTGATAACCGCGCCGTTGATGGTCAGCTTTGCTTCTCCGCCCTCGATGTTGAACTCCAGCCCTTTCTTGGCGGACAGGTCGAACTTGCCCGCTACATTCAGGCTCATATCGGCTCCGGCTTCTACGCTGACAAATGTTCCCGCCTCGATGCTTACCGCCGTACCGGCCACAATGCCCACACCCGTTTTGGCGTTCATGCTCACGCTGGAAGCACTGCTTTTAAGCTGAATCTGTCCACCGGCAATCAGGCTGATCGGCCCTTTCGCCTCGTCGTAGATTTCACCCTTGCAGTTGCGCCCGGTACGCTTGTCCACATACTGGGTATAAACACCCGTGTTCTCGTCGTATCGGTCATACGCCTGCCCCTGTTTGCTCGCATACTCCTTGCGGTACAGGCCCTTGTAGCCCTCCGCCGGGCGGTTGGTTTTGTTCCAGACCGTGCCGGTGGTGGTAGCCGCTGCCGTGCCGTTGCTGTTGTGGGCAACGCTGACGACTTGGCCGATGGTGGGCATTTTGTATTCGCCGTTGCTCATGGCGTTAATTTGGCGGGTCACGCTTTTTCCGCGATCAAAGTAGGTCACTTCATAAGTACCCGCTTTGTAGTCGATGGCACTGACCCGGCCCGTTCTGTTGGTGCTTGCCATTGTCTCACCTCCGCCGTTTACTTCAAGGCCACCATTTGGATGTCCTTGTTTTTGGTCGGCAGCTCTTTCGTTTCGGTGACGCAATAGCTGGCAGGCACCCAGCCCGTCACATTCTGCCCCACAGGCAGCTTCCCGCATCGGGCGGCGCTGTTGGTAATGCGATACCGTCCGTTTATCAGGATGCCGTCGTAGAAGTAGTAAGTGCCGCTCTTTGTTCCCGCCTTGTTGGTCGCCGTGCTGGAGACATACAGCGGGGCCTTGTTCAGTGTGACCGCAGCGCCCGCCGTGGCACCCGCCGCCGAGCTGGCCGCATTTGCCGCCGGGCTGGTGGTGGAATAAGTGCTGTCGTAACTGTCGGCCTCGTCGTCCTCCTGTTCGTGGTATTCGATCTGGCCGCCCACATCCCAGTAATGGAACGCCTTGCCGATGCCGCTGCACTCAAAGTCCGTGGTAAAGCCGTTCTTGGAAACCTTGTGTGTCACCTTGTCCACAAAGTATTTTCCGTTCAGGCAGCCAAAGCCGGTCAGATCAATGCTGTTTCCAGCACTCACCAGCCACTCACCATCCACGCCAAAGCGCAGCTTCGCCGTGCCGTGGTTTGCGCTGTTCAGCTCCGCGCAGAGCTGGACGCTGGCATCGTAAACACTGGTGGCCCTGCGGTTTACGCTCTTGGTGTGGCTTCCGCCGCCCACGCTGCACACGATGTCAATGTCCTTGTCCGGGTCTGTGTAGTTGAAATATCCGCCGGTATAGGTGCCGGACAGGGTGGTGGTGTAGCTAAAGCTCCCCGGCCTGATCTGCGACCGATGAAAGGTGCGCACAGACCGTTTTTCTTTGTACTTCTCCCTGTCATACACCCACAGCCGTTTGGCGTACACTTTCAGCACAAGCCCATAATTCTTGCATAGCTGGTTGTAATAGCTGCTGTCCGTGCCGTCCTGTTCGTCGCACTCTATGTCGTAGTCGTCTGCGTCATAGGAAAACTCCAGTCCGTACCGGGCCGCAATGCTCGCGCCAATCCTCTTGATGGAGGTGTTTTTCCAGATGTATTCCCGCTCCAGCTCGGAAAAATCGCTGTCGCTCGGCTTGCTCACGCCGCCCACCTGTAAGGTTGTCGGCGCGTCGGAATAATTCACATCGTCCAGAACGAACAAGCCGCACTCTATTGTCCGCCGGTCGCCCTCCCGCTCCCAGTTCATCCCTCGGATGATCGGTCGCAGGGTAGCGCCTTTCTCCGGCATCCAGCCGTACAGCCACTTGCTGTCCTGGGCGTTCAGGATAATGTCAATGCTGTCGCTGTTATCAGCCGCATTGTCCGTGTAGGTCAGGCTCTCGATCTCTGCCCCAACTTGCCCAGCAAAGGGCGCGTTGTTGTACAGAACATCCAGCGCCACACTTCTGGTCTTAATCATAGGCCGCCTCGTATTTCCACGGCGGCAGCAGACCGTCCCGTACCTCCGCCAGCTCCGGGGTGGAAAGCTCCACCCCGGCACTGAACGCAAAGGTGCCGATGTGTTCCGGGTTTGCTGCCATCAGCACATCGGCATGGTATTCATTTCCGTAGACCTCTTTGGCGATCACATCCCATGTGTCGCCGCTCTTGGTGATGTATGCCATACCGTCCTCCTGTTAATAGGCCGTCCGTGCGTATTTTCTCTGCATCTGGAGATACCACGCCTCAAAACGCGCCTGTGCTTCGGCAAGGGCAGCCTCCACCGCGTCGCGGTCTGCGTTGCCCTGAATGGTGATCTGCGGTGCAAAGGTAAAACCTCCGCCGCCAAAGCCGCCGCCCTCCGGGGCCGGGATGTCTGCCAGCTCCACAGGCTTTACGCCCAGCAGCTCGCCCGCTCGCGCCCATGTTTTCAGGTTGTCCCTACGGACACTGCGCTGGAAGCTGATAACCGCCTCCGTTCCCGCTTCGCCCGCGATGCTCACGCCGTTGGTAAAACCGCCCCGCGCCAGCATGGGGATTTGCGGAATGTTGATGGAGAAATTCTTGCCGCCAATGACCGGCACCCAGTCGGGGATAGTCAGGCCCAGCCCGTTAATGCCGTTGATCGCCTTGTTGATAAGGGAGATAACGGCATTGATCGGCGTTTTGAACAGAGCGCCCAGCGTGTCAAAGATGCCCACAAAGATGGACTTCACACCCTCCCACGCCTGGCTCCAGTTGCCAGAGAAAACGCCGGTAATGAAAGTGATGATACCCTCAAAGATCGTCTTAACGCCTGTGATGGCGTTGGTCAGACCCTCGGCGAATACGCTGAAATATGCCAGGACAGCCGGGATAACAACCTGTCCCACATTCAGCAACGCCGTTCCGATACCCTCAATGATGGGCCAAACAAACTGAATTGCCGTGCCGATGATCTGTGCCACCGTCATAACCGCCGACCCGATACCACTGATGATGCCAGAGATATACGGGGCCGCCGCCGAAATGGTTTGCAGGATGATCGGCATAACCGTCTGCGTGATGAAATTGAACACATCAAGGATGATCGGCTTTACCGTCGTAACGGCAAAATTCACGACCTGTTGGATAACCCCCATCACCGATTGCAGGATGGTGGTAATGCCGTCAAAGGCCGCCGCCGCGTCCGGGCCGAACAGGTTTGCGATGCCCTCCCGCAGCGGTGCCAGCGCGTTTGCCACGCCGCCCTCTGCAAACAGGCTGTTGAAGAACTCGCCCACCTGGCCCAAAGCCCCGGTGAAGCTGTCAAACACAGCAAGCCCCTGTTCACCAAAGACGCTTCCAATGATGTTCCTGATGCCCTCCAGGTTGTCGCCCAGGATGCTCACCACGGCGATAATGCCGGAGATCACGCCCACGATGGGCAACGCGCCGGAAAGCAGGCTTCCAAAGCCGCCCGCAAGCGGCCCCCAAAAACTACCCAGCACACCAGCGCCGGAGCTTGCGATTTTTCCCGCTCCGCCCAGCACTCCGCCGATAGCCTTACCTACGCCGGAATTTGCGATGCCGCCCACAAAGCCTGATGCCTTGCCGAGTAGTCCGCCCAAATTCTGTTTCAGGATGCTTCCCTGAATGATGCCAGCCGCACCCACGCCCGCTATCTTCGTGCGCAGGCCCAGCGTCGCCGTATTCAGTGCGCCGCTTATCATGCCGCCGAGCTTCGTATTGCCCAGCGTTTGCCCAAGGCCGCCCAGCGAGGAGCCGATGCCGCCGAGGTACTGGCCGACAGAGCTTCCGCCCACAGCCGTTTTAATGGCGCTTCCCACGCCCGTATAGCCAGACAGCAGGCCCGGCGTTCCCGCCGCAGCTTGCAGCAGCCCGGTCGTACCCTTGATGCCGTTGCCGGACACAAGGCTGGAAACCGTCGCGCCCAGCGTAGACAGAAAACCGCCGCCGGACGATGCGCCACCGAAAGCAGAAAAGAAACCCGCTCCCGCAGCGCCCGCTTTCTGGCCGCTCTGGAACAGGTTTTTGATGCCGCCGAATAGTCCGCCGCCCTTGCCGCCGGTGCCTCCGCCGCCGGTGCCGCTGCCAAACAGCAAGCCGCCCGCGCCGGATAACAGGCCCTCCGCAGCCGGGGCAAACTTCATAGCCACGAAAGCCGCAGCCACCTTTGCCAGAACGGACGCAACCTGATCTCCGTTGTTCACCAGATAATCAAGGCCCTTTTGGATGTAGGGCAGCGCCCAATCCATCGCGTCGCCCAGCTTGGAAACGCCCTTGCTTGCCAGCGTTCCCAGCGATTCCGCCAGCTTTGCCAGCTCCGGCATATTGTCCCGAATCTCATTCAGGAAGTCGATCATGGCAAGGCTAAATTCTTTCTTCGCAGGCAGGAACGCGGTGCCAAAGTCGATTTTCAAGGCTTGCAGTGCGTTGGCGTTCATCGTGTCGATGGCCTCCGATGTGCTGGCCTTGATAATAAACTCCCGCTCCATGCTTCCGCTGTACTGCGACGGGTCGCCCACCATGTTCAGCGCATCGAGGAACACGCCCATGTTTCCGACAACCTTTGCGTTTCCCTCGATGGCCCATTGACCAAACAGCGTACTCAACGCCGCAACCTGACGCTCCGACGGCATATTATTGATTGCCGTGTAAACGGCTTTCAGTGTGCCAATGCTGTCCGTTTGCATGGACTTTGCGACACCCTCCGCCGTGAAGCCCAGCTCCAGCCACAACTCCTTTTGGGCTTTCGTTGCATTGCTGCCCTTGCTCAAATTGGTAAAGGTGCGTTTGATGCTGGTGCCTACTCGGTCGCTCGCAACGCCGGTAGCCAGCATTGCATCCGCAAGGGCCGCCGTGGTCGCTACATCTGCGCCCGCGATCTGGCCCAAGCTCGCAGCGCTGTTGACCGCATTTGCAATCTCCGCCGCCGTTGTGGCGCTGTTTGCGCCCAAGTAGTTGATCTGGTCGAACACAACCATGATCTCGTCGTGGGTCATGTTAAACGACTTTTCCCACTTGGCCGCCCAGTTGCCCGCCTGATCTGCAGTAATATCCATTGCGGTGCCAACCATGGCAACATCTTTCAAGAAACCTTGGATGTTGCCTGCGCTGTCATACTGGATAAGGTCTGTAATTCCCTTGCCGGACTGACCAGCAGCGGCAGCGAGCTTTGTTAGCTCCTCCGCCGTCATAGGGATTTGAGTGCTTAAATCCAGCAGTGCATCAGTCATAGCGCCGTAGTTTTCTGCAAAGGTTTTCCCGGTTTCTGCCGAGATAAGGTTGCTCACCTTACCGGCACTGTCCGCCAGCCCGTCCACATACTTGACCACATCGGCCATTTGATGCTCAAATGCCTTTGCTTCTTTCGTGCAGTCTGCAATGGCGGCAATGGTGCCAGTCGCCAGCGCACCCATCGCCGCCAGCCCCGCTGTACCTATTTTGCTGATACCACGGGAAAAACTGCTGATCTGGTTTTGGGTATTGGTCAAGGCAGCCGTCAGGCTTTTGTCCATCTTACCGGCGATCTTGATGCTTAACTCTAATGTTTTGTTCTTCGCCATTCCTCCGCCACCTCATTATTCAGCTCGATAAACTCCTGAATCGGCAGCTTCAAATAGAAGTCAACGCCCGTCCGCGTTACGGCGGACAGGCGAATCGCAGCTTGACGCAGGGCCTTGGCTCCGCCCTTTATCCGAAAAAATCCGGGTCGTTCACCGCATTTTTCAGTTTCAGCAGCTCATACAGAGGAAGCCCGGTAAAGAACTCCTCCGGGATGCCGGTAGCCATGCTGGCGATTACGCAGGCGTACAGATAGTTTGTGGCGTTCTCCGTCACCACAAATCCCTCGCGGGCCAGTCTGTTTTCCGCTTCGCTCTCGTTCAGGCTGTTCAGGTCTGCGATACCGTTCAGGTCAATTTCCTGGTACTGCTTGCCCTTGTAGTGGCAGGGCTTCACCAGATGAATCACATGGTTTTCCGTGGTGCTGTCCACATTGAGATAGCCGCGCACGGCTGCTGCCACGCGGCGAGAAATGCCACGGGGCATCAACTTGAAGAACTCAATGGGCAGCTCCGTAGCCTTGACCGCAATGGTGCGGGCAAAGGCCGTAGTGGTTTCGCACAGCACAGCGGCGGCCACTTCCTGCTCGCCAAAAAGCTGGCGCTGCGCGTCGATGGCATCCTTGATCGTCAGCTTGTCCAGGCCGGACAGGTCGATTTCAGGATATTCCTTGCCCTCAAAAACATAGGGCTTTGCCAGCTTCACCACATTTTCCTGCTCGGTCTGCTGATCGGCAGGGGTTTCCATGGTTTCGGTCTGGCCCTCGGTCTTGATGTTCTTATCTTCTGCCATGATGATAAAGCTCCTTTCGGTGTGTCAGTGTTTCAGTGTGTCAGTGTTCCGCGTTATACGCAAACACAGCCCACCCGCATATTTGGGGTGGGCTGTGTCGTCTTATCCGGGTTAGATCAGGCTGTTAATGCCAGCCAGCATATCCACGCCCTTGACCTTGTAAACCCCGTTCAGCTTGTCCACCTCCAAAAGCTGCTCGCCGTCTACCTCGATCAGAATGTAGGTCAGCTCCAGCTTAACGGTGGCTTCCATGGTTTCGCCCTTTTCAACCTTGCCGGGGTTGAAGCTCTTAACGCGGCCCATTTCGACCACGCGCAGGCCCTTGAAGTTATAGCCGCCCGCCTTGTCGTACACCTGCTGCGCGGCGCGCAGGGTCAGGTTGACGGTGGACAGAGGACTGAGCATATCAGCCGCAGAGCTGTACAGGGTGTTAAACTGGATTTCCTGCTCCATGCTCTCAAACTGGCCGATGGTGGGGCTGTCGATCTCGCCGTTGACACCAACGCCAGAAATGGTGCTGGTCTTGGAGTTTACCTCCGGCAGAGTGACAGAGGCCGCAACGCCGATCATCTTCGTACCGTCGAGATAGGCGTTGTAGTCGTTGATCTTTTCGGGAATGTAGTTGTTGCTAATCATGTCGTTGTACCTCCCTTATTAGGTCAGCGCCGCAGACAGGGCATTGGGGTCGAACTCGATAATGTCCTCAATGTCCTCCGCAGGAGTAAACGGGGTGATGTACTGGTGGAAAGTGATCTTGCCATCCAGCAGATCGGTGGTGGTGTTCTCGGCCTCGTTGAAAGTGATCTCATAACGGGCGCACACACCACGGGCCACAAAGCCGTTACCGCGCACATTCTCGCTGTCCACAATGGCCTCGATCAGCCGCTTGTTGGCAGGGCTGTCAACCTTGGAGAAGTAGGTGAGAATGAAGCTGTTGGCCGCCCAGGTCAGGAAGCGGCGGACGCTAAACCAGCGGTCTTTGGGGTCGCTGGTGCCGGGATAGGCAGCAGTGTTGTTGCCCCACAGGCGGAAGCCGTTCATATTCAGCCAGGTAGCGATACCAAAGCTGTTCACGGTGTTGGCCTGCTCCTGGTCGAGCACCACTTCCGTACCGTCAGCCAGGCAGGCAGCAGAGATCGCAATGGTCTTGTTGCTGGGGCTGACATTGGGGGTGTCGTCGTTCTGCGCGTCGGTGTAGGCGGTCAGGGCGGATGCCAGGGCGGAGCCGCTGTAAACCACATCGCCCAGCTTGGCGTAAGGCCAAACGCCGTATGCGTTGGCATCGCTCACAGCCTGCTTCTCCTTGGTGGTCTTGACATCGGTGTACTTGGTGGCACCCTCCTCGGTGCTGTCAATGTCCACGATGCACACAGCGCCGAAAACGCCGTTGATGCTCTTGGTCTTGGCCTGGAGCGCAGCGGACACGGTGGGGTCTGCGCTGAAACGGGGAGCCAGCAGAATACCGGGGGTCATGGACAGCATGGGGTAAATCTGTCTGACCACTTCCAGGCCGGTTTCCTTGCCGGTGTTCACATCCACGCTGCCCACGATGTCGGCAGCAGTGACCTTGGCAGGGTCAATCTTGGTGCCGCTCACGGTCAGGTTGGTGGCACCGTCGCCCGCGCCGCCGGAGATCAGCACGATATTCAGGGTGCCGTCGTCGTTCCAGGTGGTGGTGTAGTCGGTGTCGGCCTCCAGAGTGGTGGCCTCGTTCTTCACGGTCAGCTTGTCCAGCAGAACGCCCGCCACATTCAGCAGCGCCTTACCGGCGTTCACCCGAATGGCGGTTTCCTCGATGGCCGCGTTGTGCTTATCAGGGTCAAGGACATTGATAAGCACCATAGGGGCAACGCCAACAACGCTAAAGTTAGCGCTGATGCACTCGCAGAGGGTGTATTTGGCAAAGTCAGCGTTATAACCGACAGCCTCCACAGCCTCCTTGTAGTTGTGTACCAGCAGCGGCACATTGACCGCAGCGGCAGGGTTTTTCAGCATATTGACCGGGGCAGTGCCAACGATCACCTGGAGGCCCGCCGTGCCGGTGATGGGGGCGCTCATGCTGGTGGCCTGCTCACTGGTATATACTCCGTGCTTGTAAGCCATACTGTTTCTTCCTCCTTACAGTTCGGATTTGATCTTGTGGTACAAGATGGCCTCCGCCGTTCCGGCGGTTTCCATCTGCTTTCGGGTCTGCGCAAAACGCTCCACCGGCACCAGCAGCGCCTTGGCCGCCGGGTGCTGTTCGATAAAGTCATTCAGCGCCGCCGGGATGTCTCCGGCAAATACGGTGTACTGCTTCACCACACCGCGCACGGTGGGGCCGCAGTAAACGCAAGGGCCGCCCTTTGCGGCCTCGGTGGCCTCTGCCATAGGCTCGGCCTTGTTCTCCGCTTCCGTGGCGATCTCCGCCGCCACAGGCGCGGTATCGGCCACGGCTTCCGCCTTGACCTCACGCTTTTTACTCATACCAGTTCCTCCAATTCGGTGTCTTGGGTCATGGCCGGGGCAGTGCAGGTCAGGGTGCAGGCCCCGAAATAATACGGGTGCGTGTCGTCCTGCTGCATCGCCCAAACAATGGGCTTCAAGATCGTAAACGCTCCGCCGAAATACGGTGCAGAGCATACCCGCTGGATGATGTCCTCTTTGATGTTCGCCACATCCTGGTAGCCCTCCCGCGCGCCGCCCGTGTCGTAGGCGCACACGATCAAGCTGAACTCAACCTTTTGGGGGCCGTCGTCGTCCTCGATCTGTCCGCCCGTCATGCGGGCCACGATATAGGGAGCTGCTGCCGCGTCCGTGTCAACATCGGAATCGTTGTCCTCCGGCACAGGCAAATCCTGTTTGAAGATTCGCAGGGCCTTTCGCCCCTCCTGGCCGTTGTACTTCTTCCCGGCAAACAGTTCCTCCAGCATTTCGATCAGCGCATCTTGGCAAAGCTGCGGGGTGCGCCCGATGCCTGCGGCCTTTACCGCGTTTTTGTAGTCTTTCATGGGTTATCCCTTTCTGGCTTGCGCCCTTGCCAAAACCCGCTCCACTTGGGCCTCCAAACGATCTTGCAGATATTCCACCACATCCGGCTCCACCATAGGCCACACGGTAGAGTGCATGGCCGTAGCCGACGGGCTGCCCATCGTCACCAGCTTTTCCACTCTGCCATCCTTGGTTGTCCAGCGCGGATGCCCCCGCTCCGTTACCTTGTGGCTGGAATTGGAGCCGATACGGCGCTGTACCATACCAACATGGCCGCTCTTGAACTCCACCAGGAAGCCCTTACTTAAACCGCTGGTGCCGGTCAGCGCCCGCATAGAGGAACTTTTCAGGACGCGGGCTGTCACATGGGCCGGGGCGCGTTGCAGCACGGCCCGTCCCGTGAATGTCTCGGTGGGTCTGTGCTGGAAATAGCCCAGGTCATTGCGCATCTTTGCGATGTGCAGCTCCGCGCTCAAACTGGTGTTGGTGGCCTTTTTGCGCTGCACCAGGTCTTTCAGGTGCCGTCTGCCCGCCGCGTTCACGGCATATCTGGCTTTCGCCTGCGCAACCATCAGCTTGCGGGCCTGCCGGGCGGTGGCGTTGATGGCGACCTTTGCCGCCGCCGGGGTCTTTTTCTTCAAATCGCCCAGCGCATCCGCCACATCCTCCAGCCCCGCCACTGTGATGGTCAGGTTTCCCGCGTCATAGGTTACGCTGCTCATTGCCTCGTCCTTTCCATGGAAATGCGGTACACGCCGCTTTGCTCCTCGCAGCTCAAAATGCTGTAAGTGCGCTGTTGCTTTGTACCCTTGTCCATTACCAGGTGCTTTCCGACTTTCGGCTTTGGGCCGTAGTCTGCGACCCGGATAAACAGCACGGTATATGCCGTGTACAGGCCGGTGTCGAAATTCTGCTTTGCCCCGGCTTCCCAGTGGGAATTATGCTCTTTCAGGCCGTAGTCCTCCAGAATTACCAGAGCTTCCTTGCCGTCAACCGTGTGGAGGTCTGCGTGTTCGTTCCCATCAAAGAAAGTCATGTCGATGTCCGCCGCTACACAGTCCTTGAAAGTGGGCATCTTCCATTCCTCTGCCGGGCCGGAGCCATATTCCTGTTTCAGTTCAAATAGCGCCATCGCTTACCTCCGCAGAAAAATTCCCCCGCCCGCTCGCGCGGGCAGGGGATATGTTGTTAGCACACAGTAGCGACCAGCCAGCTATCCACCTTGTCAGGGATGGGCAGGGGGTGCGCCTGGAGTTCCAGGAAACGACGGTCGGGATGATGCTCGACATAGGAGCGCAGCAGGCGGGCGGTTTCTGCCGTGACCCACTGCTGGCTTGCATCCTCGATGTAGGTACAAGCGCCGTATGCCAGCACATAGTCAGGCTGAGAGCTGATAAGCACCACGGCGTTATCGGGGATCAGAGGCTTGGTGGTGGGCTGGGTGGGATTCGTCCAATCGTCGTAATACTTCTCGCCGTAGGTATACAGATCCAGGTTGGGATCGTTCAGGTGGCCCAGGTAGCGCACACCGTTGGGCAAAGACTTAGGCTCCAGGCGGCCAATCTCGATGCGGCGGTTGTCCAGCTTCTTCTGCACATCTTCGTCCGCAAAGAACAGCTCCTTGGCTTTCTTGCCCATGATGATCATGTCAACATTAGCAAAACCGCTGTCCTGCACCTGTTCCACCCAGTCCTCCAGGTTTTTCAGGATGGTTGCGGAGCTGCCGCCCCACTTGTAATTGCCGGTCAGGGTGACCCTGTTGTTCAGGCCAAAGCTGATGGTTTCATTGACACCCTTGCCCACCACAGGGATGGAGCCGGTGACGATGGCCTGAACGGCCATCCACTCCTCACGGCGGGTAGCGGCATCGTTCAGCACCTTGTACTCGTCCAGCAGCTTCTTGGCAGCCCGCTGTGCAGGGGTCATACCGCTGTACAAATCCTCGCCGGGCAGGCGGGTCATCAGCTGATCGGCGGTGGTCACATCGTAGGGGTTAATCAGGGGAGGCTTGTAGCTCTCGGTCTGATAGCCCTGGCTTTTCAGCACTTCACCGCCAACGCGGGGATGCACGAAAGCCGCCATACGGCGATCACCCTTGACCAGATCAATGTCCACCCGCTCGGTGGAAAAGGTCTTGATGTTGGTGAAAAAGGTGTCGCGGAAGAAAGTATGCACAGGGGGTGCCTGCCGCACAACTTCCGCCAGGTATCGGGGAGTGTAGATATTCACTTCGTTAGGCATGTTTCATTTCCTCCTTGCTTCTTACTTCAAGAAAATGCCCAGGTTACGCAGGGCAATTTCCACATCGGCAGCGGTGGCACCGTCAGGCAGCACCAGCGCATCAGCGAAGAACTCGCCGGACAGGTACACAATGCCCTCCTCGCCGGAAGCGGCATCTTCTGCCATGATTCCGTACAGGCCGGTGGTGGTGACAGCGCCATCCGCCACGGTAATTGCAGCCAGCTTGCCGGACGCATCCAGCACAACAGGAGCGCCGCGCTTCAAGGTGGCGGCAGTGGTCTTGACTGCCGTAGTGATCTCGGCAGGGCCAGCGATCAGGTAGTCAGGTGCAGTAGAAAAGGTCTTTTTTGCCAAATCCATGCTCATGTCGTTATCCTCCCTTACTTATCCTTGCCCACGGACTTGATAGCGTCCATGAACTCGTCGGGCTTCTCGCCGCCGGTAGCGGTGTTGTTCACGCCGCCCATGCCGCTGTTGTTGGCATCGGCAGCAGCGCCGTTCAGGTAGGCGTTGCCCTGCTCCTTGGCCTTTTTCATGGCGGCCTTGGCGTAGTCGCTGGCACTGATAGGCTTGGTGAACTTGGCCTCGTTGGTCATGTCCTCGTTGCCGGGCAGTGCCATTTCCTCGATGTCAAGGATGCGCTGACGCTCTGCATTTCTGGCCTCCTGCGCCGCCGCCTCCTCGATCTCGTTGACCAGCGCAGGGTAGGCCCCGCGCAGATCGTCCACGGTCTTGATTTCGTTTGCCATGTCGTTTACCTCCTTATGGCAATTTTTATTTACAAAACATCCGGCGGCGGGGGCTGCTGCCTTGCTGTTCTGTACAAAGTTGGGTGCCTTATCAAAAGGCAAATTCATGTTGACGCTGTTGATAAACAGCAGGCCGTCGCGGTTTTCCACAACGGTTTCCTCCTCCTCGTCCACCAGCTCGTCAACAAAGCCGTTGGCCTTGGCTTCCGCGCTCGTCCACCAGCTCGTCGCGTCCATCCATCCGGCCACCTCGTCCTTGTCCCTGCCGGTCTTTTTGACATACAGGGAAACGATGCTCTCCCGGATTGCCGCAAGGGCTTCGATGTACTTCTGCAACTCGTCGGCGTTGTAGTAGCCGTAGGCTCCCATTCTTACGGGATGCACCATGTAGGTGCTGTCGTTGGCCGCCACCACCTTGGAGCAGTGACAGGCGACGATGGTTGCGGCACTGGCGCAAAGGCCGTCGATCTTGGCCGTCACCTCCGCCGGGTGCTGTTCCAACTGATTGCCGATGGCCTGCGCGGCAAACACATCACCGCCGCCACTGTTGATGCGCACCACGATCTTGTCCAGTGCGCCCAGCCCGGAAAGCTCCTCGGCAAACTGTCGGGGGGTGACTTCATCGCCCCACCAGCTCGTCTGCGAAATATCACCGTACAGCAGCAGCTCCACGGTGTTACCCACCTGATTGCAGAACTGCCAGAATTTCTTTGCGTTGGGCATTGTTTCCTCCTATTCTCCCGCCGGGGCCTTGGGTGGCTCCACGGGGCTTGTGATCTCGTCCACCTCGCGCTTGCGCTTGGCTTCAATGGCTCGCTGCTTGATGTTACGGTTATAATCACCGCCGGTCATTTGGGCGGTTTCTTCCTGTGCGGTAGAGAATCCCGCTCCCACGCGCTTGATCGCAGCGTCAACTTCCTGCACCGGGTTAAGGTTTGTTCTGGCCGGGCCGTTCCAGGTGCAGGCGGTGTACGCCTTTCTGATGGCCGGGTCACTGAAAAATCCCGGTGCTTGGATGCGGCCACGGGCCACAGCCTCCGCAAACCATTCCTCATAGACCGGCTGGCAGAAGTCATCCGTAAACCAATCCCGCTGCATACTGCAAGTGCGCCAAAACTCATTGAGCGCGCCACGGGCAGCGCTGTAACTGGTGGTGAACTGCTTTAACATGACCTCCGGGGGAATCTCCAGCGCCGCGCCGATCAGCTTGATCGTGGCGTTGGTAAAGGTGTCGTAGCCGCTGTTGGGGTGCTTGGGGTCGGCAAACTGTACCTCCTCGCCGGGGTTAAGGTCGATGATCGCGCCGGGGGCAAGCTCAATGCTGTTCGTGTCTTGTGCGTCCAGCAGTTCTTCCGCCGGTATCATTTCGCCGAATGGCCTGCCATCGCTGGGGGCCTGCGACTTTACGAACACCGTAAACATGGCAGACAGCACCGCCGCCGTGATCTCTGCATCGGTGTAGCGGCCCAGTTGTTTCAGGCTCTCCAGCACGGGAGCAAGAATAGGAACGCCGCGCCGCTGTCCCGCTCGTTCACGATTCATCACATGAAGCACATTGCGGCGGCCCGTGTTCTTGCCGTATGCCTCCACACGCGCCCATGTGATGCCCTCGGCATCCACGGCACTGTTGCTGCCCAGCGGGTGCCGGTTGCAAATCCAATAGGCGACAACCATGCCATCCTTGTCCGTTTCAACACCCTGCACGATATTGTGTACCTGGTGGCCCTGTACGGTACACGGCACCAGCCTGTCGTGGTTATCGGGGCTGCATACCCGGTCTGCTTCGATCAGGCGCACACGCAGATCATAGGGCTGTCCCACATGGGATTTCATAGGCAGCAGCGCAATCGTGTCGCCGTTCATCAGGTAGGTCAAAAATGCGAGCTGCTGGAGCTTCCAGAAGTTGTCCACCCGGTCAGCGTCACACACCGGCGTATCGGCCCAAAGGCCAAATTCCCGGACGATCTGCGCTTGCAGCTTCTCCACCTGTTCCTCGGTCAGCCCCAGGTATTCGCCGTCGATCTGCGGCGCAGGCACAAGGCCGCTCGCCACAACATTGGTGCGCATGGTTTTCAGGGCTGCCGCCGCCGTAGGGATTCCCATATAGGCATCGCGGCTACGCTGGCGCAGCACATCAATGTTATCCTCGATGTCCTCCTTGGCGCTTCCGCCGTGGAACTCCCAGCCCCTCATGCTCTTTTTGGTCAGGTTTGCGCCATAGTTTCCATAGCCGCTGTTGATAACAGACAGGGCCGCGCGGGCCGCCGCCCGCTTCGCAGCGTGTACCGGGGCGACAGCCGTAACCACTCTGTCAAAGATATTCGGTTTTGCCATCTTGCCCCTCCTCACACATCACGGGCCACAAAGCGATATGCGCGGTTTCTGCCGCCTTTCTTCTCCTCGGCTTCCGCCTCGGCCAGCTTTTGCGCCCAGTATTCCATTTCCTCGCGGACTTCTTTCAGGTCGGCCCGCGTCAACATGCGGCTGCCAATCTGGTAGCTTTGCCCGGTGGCAATGCTTTCCTCTGCTGCAAGCCATGTGTTCAGCTTCTTTTGGCAAAGTTCTTTGCTGAAAATCGCCATTTAGATACCTCCTCGCTTCCGGCGGCCTGCCGGGCGTTTTCTCGGCTGGGGCGCGCCCTCCGTGACTTGCAGCACGGGGTTTGCGATCTCCAGCGCAGCGGTGGCGTAGTTGCGCAGATCAAGCGGCTCATTGCGCTTGTGCTTGCTGTCTTTCAGCTCCCACACCACAACAGGTCTGCCCTTGCGGAAGCGCACCACCATCTTTTCCGCCGTTAGCCCCTTGAAGTATTGCTCGTCGTACCCCGCCTCCTCGTTCATGGGGAAGTGGCAGTAGTTCGGGCCTTTTGTTTCATGCCGCAATCTCTGGTACAACAGGGCCTTGCCCGCGTCCGTACCGATGATGAACAGCGGCGTTTTCACGCGGTTGTTTGTGGAGGGATTACGGATATACGGCACATCCGCGCCGCCCTTACCCTTGATGGCCCACACCTTGCGCTCGTATCTTTCCTTGGTGAAGCGGTAAACCTGGTCGGTATGGTGGCCGCCCGAATCTACGCAAGCGCTGATGATGTGAAGCACGGTGCCGTCCTTTTTGCGGAAGCCCGCCAGCAAGAAGCTGTCCAGATCGGCCCATATCTGTTCTTTGAGCAGATCGCCGTAAATCTTCTGGTAGCGGATACCCCAGCTCTCCTTGCCGATGCCCCAACCCACAACCTCGACCTCAAAACGGTCGTCCTGAACATCCACGCCCGCCGTCAGCACCAGCACATCGTCCGGCACCTCTGCGTCGTAAAGCTCGCGGCGATTGTAAAGCTCGGTATCTTCCACGACCTCGCCCTGTTCCTCCCAGGTTTCGCCCAGCTCGGTATTTACCCAAACTTTCATGCCCTCCGGGTTGCCCTGGTCAAGCTGTTCCTTTGCCACAAGGAATTTCTGCACGATCTCTTTCCATGAGCAAAAGGTGGATGCCAGCGTGTTCAGGTGGAAACCGCGCGCCTCCGCGCCCGGATTCTCCGCCACAAAGCGGCCCCTGTGGCTCGCCGCTTTCCAGTCATATTCCCCGGACACCACACCGCAGCGCTCGCACTTGTACAGCACCTCGCCCTGCGGGTTGTCCTTGTCGAATATCACATTTGCCCACACGAAAGGCTGGTAATGCCCGCAATCCGGGCAAGGCACATTCCACTCCTCCCGTGTGCTTTGGTTGAACTCCGTTTCAATGCGGCTTTGGCCCTTGATAACCGGCGTACTGACAATTACCGTTTTCTTGTCCCAAAAGGTCGTCTGGCGCTTTTGGGCAAGGCTCAAAGGGTCGCCCTCTGTTCCGGCGCTGGCAGGGTAGCGGTCAACCTCGTCAGCCAGCAGTACCTTGATCGGTCGGCTGGCAAGGCCGGTCGCGCTGTTCGCGCCTACGATGGTGATATGGCCGCCCGGAAAATTCTTTTTCATTATCGTGTTGCCGGAATAGCGGCTTTTTACATCCACCTTATCCCGCAACTCCGGCGTGTCCCGAATCATCGGTGCAAGTCGGTCTTTGGAAAATGTCTGGCCCATGTCAAGCGTCGGCTGCATGACCAGTATGGGAGCCGGGGCGTAATCCATGTAGTACCCCAGCGGATTCAAAATGAAAGCGTCAGTCTTTCCGATCTGCGCGGCGCTCATTATGACCACCTTGCGGATATGCGGGTCGCCGATTGCATCCATGATCTCCCGCTGATATGGTGCCTTGTCCGTGTGCCATCGGCCAGGCTCCGCGCTGGATTCCGCCGAAAGCATCCTGTATCTGTCCGCCCACTGGCTCAATGTCAGCTCCGGGGGCGGTTTCAGCACCGCCACGCACCGCGCCAGCATATCCATGGTGGACTTTGGAAGATCAATCAGTTTCCTTTTTCCCATCGTCTATCTTCCGTTCACGGGGCCACAGGCGTTTATATTCCTCACGCATACACTTCGGGAACAGGCAAAGCACCTTGTCCTCGCTGGTATGTGTCCGCCACACGCACCCCTCGCATGGGTGTTTAGTCTGTTTCTTCGCCATCGCTTTCACCGTCCTGTACCGCAAAGGCCACCCGGTAATCGCTTAATTCCTCCAGAATTTCGTCGATGGCCTTTTTCAGCTCGTCGAATATGGCGGTTTGGTTTCCGCCCATCGTCGCCAGCGCAGGGGACAACTTTGCAGGCAGAGCAAGAAAGCGGCTCCTGATATTCAGGAACATAGACTTGATTCCTCGCTCGATGTCCGCCGTTTTGTGTACCTCGCCCCGGCGCAGCTCATTGTCCATTTCCACCGCTTCGCGCTTTGCGGCGGTCAGCTTCATGCGCTCGTTGGTTAGGCTCTCTTTGCCCGCTCCGCCGATATAGCTGATATACCGCGCCACGGTCGGTTGCAGCTCATACAGGCCGGGCCGCGCTTCCACGATCACGCCCTCGTCCCGGAGCTGCCGCACCCGGCGCTCGGTCAGGCAAAGCCACTGGGCAACTACCTTGCTGGTGTAAAGTCTCATAAATCCTCCTCAACAAGCGGGTCGGATTCTTCGCCGCCCTCCGGGTCTGGCACATCCACAACGCCCGTCGCCCTCATGCGCAGGATGGCAAGGCGCTCTTTCTCCAGCTCCAGCCGCCGGTCGCTTTCCTCCAGCGCCCGCAGACTGTCCGCGATCTTGGCAATGCGGCCCTGCACTTTGTATAGGGCTTCCTGCAATTTCAGCACCCGACTAAAGGCGCTGTCCTTGCTGTACATTCCCATGTTCTGCGTGGCTCCGTCCTTTTTGTCCTTGCCGCGCCCGCTCGGCACTCTCATGTCAAGCAAACTGCTGATATACAGGGAATCTTCCGGCTTGCTCTCATACTCGGCGATCTTCGCCATGATCTTATGCTCCCGGAATTTCAAGAGCTGCATTTCATGTTCCAGCACCGCCCGGCTGCCCAGGGGGGTGGCTGCCACTAATTCCCGCTCCTGATCGGTCAGCATATCGAAAAAGACGGCGCTGTATGCTCCGTCCTTTTCCGCATTCTTGTTCCCGACCGGCGCGCCGGGGTGGCTGCCCGCCGCGTTCTTTTTTCCCGCGCTGTTCTTGTTGCCCGGCTGCCCGCCGCGCTTTTTCTTGGGCAGGGCCTCGTCCCACTTGTCCGCTGCTTTCCAGTTTCGC